CTTTGAGAATCTGGTACACCGCGTGATACAGCGTGCCTTCTTCAGTGCCGGTCGGGTCCAGCAAGGCGTGCGTGGTGAAGCTGTTGATGCGAAACGGCGCATTGCGCGGAATCAGCGGGTCAGCCTTCGGGGCGGTGCCGATCAGACCGATGACGTTGTCACCCAGGCCACCCATGGCCTCGGGAGATTCGGTGGCATTGACGGTAATGCCGTTGTGCTCGAAGTTCAAAACCTCAGCCATGGTTATTCAGCCTTCTTGGCAGCGGCCTTTTTGGCCAGGGTGGATGTGGATTTCAATTCCAGGCGACCAGCGCTGTGCAGCGCGTTGGCCTCGACGTCGAGCAGGTCGAGTTCCTGGCCAGCGGTCGACCAGTGGCCACCGCCGGTGGGGAATGGGAGGAGCACGGTGTAGGTTTGGCGTTCTGCCATTTGGGTTTCTCCAGAAAAGAAAAAGCCCCTTGATGAAGGGGCTGTTGGGTGTTGATGAGTGGATAAGAAAACGCCCCGTCGGTGCGGGGCGTTCAGGGTTGTTGATCAGCGCTCTGATCGTTTGTCTCTATAGATGTCTGCCCGGCGGCGCTCATCGGCAGGCCAGCCAGAATCGCTTGAGTCTTGGTCAGGAAAGCCACGAATCGCGGGGCATCGTCCTCGACTTCCACGATATCGGGCCAATGCTCAGGGTTCTGGGCGCAGGGGGAAATCGCGACGACCTCATCCCCTCTGATCTGTACGAATTTGCTCATATCGAATATCCATTGCAGTGTGCATAAAACATTGGCGTACCTGCGTTGCTGCTCGTCGTAATGTGTGTCAGTTGTGGTGTCTCGATGGCCACGTCGTAGAAATTCAAAATTGTTATCTGCCCAGCCAAAATCGAAGTGGTGAAATTGCTTTGCCCGATTCCATAAGTGCCAGTCGCCAGATTGACAGTCATGGCACTGAGGTTGGTGTTGGACATTGCCAGCTCACCGGAGTAGCACTTGGCATTCGGGGGGACAATGCTTGTCATCGCCCACGGTGCGGCGGTGTAAGGCACCGAACTCGTAAACATCGTAAGCAGTTTTATGTAGTGACGACGCCCGTTCACGATGACAGGAAGCATTTGACCTGAAGCATTGGTCGCAACCACCGCAATGAGTGCGCTAGCGATGTATCCCGCTGGCATAGGCTTCTTGCACGTTTCAGCCACAACAGCGGAAGTCGCATTAACCGCATACGCAACGGCTTGCCGGGTGGCAGGATTGTAAATCGCGTAGATGGCCACATAGCCGCTGACGGGGGCGGTACCACTGTCCATGCCACCGGCACCGACTGTCGTCAGGTTGATATTCAGCGCCACGTTTGGCAGGACCCACTGGCGGCCACCCAATGCATCTTTGACCACCAGTTCGTCAGCGGTGTAGGTAGCGGTTGCCGAATCCGCTGTCAGCACCATTCGGCCGTTGCGGACATCGCCGACGACGCCGCGATTGACTTCCATTGCCTGCACTTGGGTTGAAAGCGCCGCGATATCAATATTTCCCTGATTGTTTGGCGCGTTCCAGGCTTTGATGCACCACATAACCGCCATATTCCTGGGGCGGGTGACACCCAGAGAACCGACGAATGTCGGTGTTGTGCCAGACGTAAATACGGCATTACTCGACCCATAGAGCCCTACATCATGCGGATCAAGACCGTGTAGTTCGGCCACGCCCACATCTGTCGAGTTGTGCCAAAGCCCAGAGACAGCATAGGCAGCGTTAGATGGATCAAATGACTGCAAACTACCTTTTTGCCAACTACCAAGACCTCGGCCAGCGTCTACACCGCGTCCATGATCCCAACCCCGCAGGAATTCGCCGCGAGACTCTGGCAGCCGGAAGTTTCCCGCCCCTTCATTGCCTTGGTTAAAGGCAGTCCCCAGGAAAGCCGCCAGATCCGGATAAGCCGCAATGCTTCTGACACTGCCATCAATTTCCAGAAATCCGGGCGCGATTTTGTTCAAGGGAAACGCCACCATCGCCCCCACCGGCAACGCCGAAGCCTGCGTAATCATCGCCTCGATTTCCGGCTTCGTGTAGGTATCCTTGATGCCAAACTCCGCCAGCGTTTCCGGATTGGTGCCACCAATCGCGCGACCGTACTTGTCGACGGTCACACTCTTGTAGGTGCCCGCCTGAATCCCCGTCCTTCCTGCGAGCATTTCAAAGCTCAGCGCGGTAGTGCCCAGCGTAATCGGGCCATTCGTGACCAGGTGCCAAAGAGAATCGCCGTTAACGGTGCCCTCCTCGACCATGACCGTCAGGCCCGGCGTTACCTTGGTGCTGGCGTTGGCATCGAACGCACGCACCCAAGTGTCATTGGCCACCACATAAATGCCGTTGTCCTTCGCCGTCGTCTGCGCCGTCACCAGCACCCGCTGACCAGAGAGCACCGCGACGCCGTCGATCTGCTGCGCGCCACTCAACACGATGTTTCCCGTAGTGGCTGCGCGAACCGATTGCTTGCCATCGAGCTTGGCCAACTCGTCCGCGAGATACCCCATCACCCAGGCCCGGGTTGCCTTGACCACCGTATCGTCAATCAGCAGCGTAACCTGCGAGGCATTGCTGGTCTCAAATATCGACCGGATATAAAACTCTTTCCCCGAACCCGACGTCGCCAACACTGGTTTGAACGACTCCGGGTATTTGACGATGGCGTACAAAATCCCCGTGTCGGTCCAGAGTCCGGCTTCACGCACATACCAACCGCCAACCTCCGGCGGGATGGTCACTTCAGCCAACAGCCAGCTTGGATTTTTCTCATCCTGGAACAACGCATTGAGCGGCCCGCGCCACACTTCGCGCTTGAGCGCCGTGTCGGTGGCGGCAGGGTTGTAAACCGCACCGCCGCCGTCACCGACGGAAATCTGAGACAGTTTGATCGGCAAGCCTGCCGCCTTGCAGGCAGTTTCGTAGGCGATCCCCGCGTTGGTAAGCAGGGTGTAGTAGTCGGCCATTTAGGACCCCTGTGGATAAATAGTGGAGGTTTCGACGCAATAGAGCCCGGCGGCCATAAAGGCTTGGCCCGAGGTTTCAAGCCCTTCGATGACAATCGGATACACCGTGGTCAACTCGCCGCACACGGTGGTGGCGCCGATGACGTGCCTGCCGAATGCGCTCAGGCCAACCGAAACCGTCAAGGTGTCGCGTTCGCTTTTGGCATCTGCCAGGCGGCGATCAAGGCGGGCGTCGATTTCTTCGCTGTAGGGCTGTTCGGTGAAGGCTCTGACGGAAAAGCTGTAGGGCTGGCCTGGTGGCGTCTGCTCGTACCAGGCACGCACTTCAGGTTGCAACTGCAAGCCCTTCGCCGCGTTTTCCAGTGCCTTCCGTGTTCCAGCCTGCCGCGCCGTTGACCAGGCGAGTTCGACCGTCAGACGCTTTTCTGCCTCGGGCGCATCGGTGCTCCATTCGCTGACGCCGCGATCCGCACCGAGATACGGCAGGAACGCCAGCGGTGTCTGGGTGGGATTCATCAGCTCGGGAAACGGTGGCGAAATGCGCTCAAGCAATCTGCCAAACCCGATATCGAGCGCCCTTTCCAGTGGTGAACTGTAGGCTGGCAACAGACTCGGGCGAGAAGTGTCGTCACTCATAACGTATCCACCTCCACCTCGACGCCGGTGCAATACGGTGCCTGGAAGGCCGTCGTCACGATCGGCGTTACCGGCTCAAGAATCTCCAGTTGAACCGCCCCGGCACTGTGCAGCGTGTAGTCGATCCAGCTCGGATCAACGCGTCCTTCCAGTCGATGACAACTGTCGGCATACGCTTGCAACTGCTCTTGCGCAGCGAACCTGGTCAGGCCGGAATCAGGGCCGGCGTTAATCTTCGCCACGACCCGGATTTTGTAGTTTTTGATCTGGGCGGCCTGCACCGTTACGAGGTCCGTTTCAGGTCGCACATCCGGGCGGGCAAAGTGTTGTCGGACACCGTCAAGCAAGTTCTCGGAGGCTGTTCCATCACCTTCGCGAGACAGCACCGTGACCATAACCTCCCCGGGCGCGGTGCGGCGTCCGTTGCCATCCTTCACCTGCGCGGCATAACCATCCGGGTCGAAGCGATACGTCACGTTCACCACGCCCGGGGAAGATGTTTCCACATTTACGGCTGGCCGCTCCCCCAAGGTAAAAACCTCCCGGCGATACTGCATCCGTGAGCCCGCCGCTGGCGCATGGGGTGCCAGGTAATAGCGCAATCTGGCGTCATCATCGCTTTCAAACACCGGAGCAATCGGCGGGAATGCCAATGGATCGCCCGGGTCCAACAGTTGCCGTTCAAGCCCCATGTCGGCGAGTCGGGCATCCAGGTTGCTGCCGGTCGCCCACCACGCCAGCATCTGCTTGATACGGGCGTTGTACTTGCGCTCGTGGATTTGCAGGCGCACACAGAACGCCTCAAGCGCCAGGGTCAGCAGCTCGCTTTCATTGTCGAGACTGACCTTGAGTTTCGCCGCTCGCTCGGGTGCCCGGGCGCCGACGTATTCGATGACAAACGTCTTGAACTCTGCGAGCAGGTCCTCGAATGCCTCGACGGTGACGATCGACGGTTCGACCAACTGATTCTGGCCGGGTATCAACATGCTCATGTCACTACCTCGAATGTCTGATTGCGGTTTTTCCAGGTGCCGGCGAAACGCAACAGCAGACCGGCCCCGTGTCGGCTGGCCACGATGACCTGCGGCTGAAAATCACCAATACCGTTCTGTTCGTTGTAAAACGCCTGCGCGGCATGGCTCTGGGCGAGCATCAGCAGGTCATCGCCAAGGTTTTGGCCCAGCAGGTCAGGGATCAACGAGCCATACAAAAGACGCTTCTGACGGGTGCCCAAGGGAGTGGTCAGCGCCCGGGTCGCGCGCTGTACAAATTGCGGCCAGTCATCGACTGTCACGCCGGTGTTTCTTTCGATTCCGATCATGGAAAACTCTTTATGCAGAGCTAATGACTCGACCCTGGTGATCCACCAATGGGCCGCTCAGATGCACGCCGGCTGCGTCAATCAGCATGCCGACCGCCCCCAATTGCAGCTGGATTGCCTCAGGCGTCATGACCAAATTTGCCTCGCCGATGTTCAGTTCGAGCGATTCGCGAGAGCCGGTGAATGTTGCCGGGCCGTTTTGCCAGCGCAGGGAATGACTGGCGTCGTCATAGCCACTTTCGGTGCCGTCCTGGTAGTGGCGACGCGTCAGCGAAGCCACTGTTGAGGCCGGAGGAAACTGACCACTATTGAGTCCGAACAGCGCGACGGACTGACCGCTGCTCTCGCCCCCCCCATGGTTCAGCAACACGCACTGTTCGCCGATGGACGGAATGCGCGACTCGCTTTGCGCGCCGGCGCTTGGGTTGAAAAACCGGATAGCCGGGGTCAGCAACTCGCCGTGGCGAACCCGGCACGTGTTGCTGGCGGCATCGACTTGCTCGCACACGCCAATGCGACAGAGGCTGTCGGTACGCCGATTCAGGTCCTCGATCTCGGTTTCCATCTCGGCCAGACGCTCGATAATCGGGCCCAGTTGCTGGCTGATAAATGCATCCAACATGGACTACTCCTCGAGTGCCGTGTATTGGTCCGGATCGTCGATGTCCGACACCTCCCAGGTCCGGGCAAATTTCGGCGTGCCCAGCGGGTCGTCGAGCAGTAACGGTCCAAGGTACAAAGCCTGGGTAAATGAAACGATCCAGGCGTTGTATTGCCGGGTTCCGCTGATGAATGTCGAGGCAACCCCGTCGATGTTCATCGGCAGGTCGCATTGGTCGCGGGGCAGGTTCCAGCGGTTATCGGTGATCAGGTTTTTCAACGCGCTGCCCAGATCACAAGCCACCAGGCTGGAAGTGGGTAACACGGCTTGCAACGAAACCGTCAGTACATGAGCAATGCGCCCGTCATTGGCGCGTTCACCCAGCGCATTGCGTTCCAGGGCAATCAAGACCCAGGCCGGATCACCCGTACTGTCAAAGTCTTGAAGACTCCCAACCCTCAAACCGGGAATGGCAATGCGCAATGCCTCGGCAATGGCGGTAAATAGCTGTGAAGGCTTTTCGATATTTTCAATAACAACAGGCATCAAAGGCCTCCTGTTCAGATTTCAGCGTGAAGGTCAGCGAAGCTTGTTTACTGTTGATCGGGACGAGAATCGCGCGGTGGCACCTCGCAAACCCCGATCCGCTTGGCGGCCCAGCGTTCGTAAAGCCCGATGGCGACATCCGCCCCGGCCATTGCGGTGAGGCATCCAAACGCCCCCGCCGCCCAGATCGACACGCCCGCGGCGTACAGCAGCATGATTGCCGAGACCCCGCAGATCATGCAGGCCCCGGAACGCAAGGCCAGGCGCCGCAGCAGTGACCAGCCGCGAGCGCCGTCCTTGTCGGCGCGCCACATTTCGCCGGACACCCCGCCCACCAGGGCAAGGACGATGACGAGCCAGATCGGCATGTCCAGCAACGCTTGTTGCTCGTTTGTCATGTCACGCCTCCGGGAGTGATTGATGAGTGGTTCTTTAAAACGGTGTTTTCTTGAGGTGCCTGATGGAAGGTAGGCATTCCAAAAAGCCCGGCGTAGTTCCGGGCTTTTCA